ACATGATCAAGTTTTGCGAAGCTGTGATCAACGACTGTGGTGCGTATGTGCAAATCAAGAAAGTTGAACGCAAACCCCGTGCAGTTAAAGCAATTGCGCCGGAAAAACGAGCTGCAAAATTCAAACATCAACTTGAGTTTGCAGAACTCAAGCTCAAAGGCTTGCCGGCTGCAAATCTTGTTGAAAAAACTGAAGCCTGGTTGTACGACACCAAAAAACGCAAACTTATCCATGTGGTAGCAGACAGTCATGTGGGCACATTCACTGTGAAGAGCAACAGTATCATTGGGTTCTCTACAGTGGAAAGTCAACAACGCACTGTTCGCAAGCCAGCTGACATTCTAAAAGCAATGAGTGCCGCAGGCAGGCCCGCAGCCAGGAAGATATATAAAGATCTTACCACAGCAGAAACAGTGTTCAACGGGCGTGGCACAGAGAATTTGATCATTCTGAAGGCCTGGTAGATAAGTACTACATGCACCAAATCCCCAACAAAGTAGATTTCTACATTACCAATGTCTGTAATTTAACCTGCAATCGTTGCAATCGATTCAACAATTATAATTTTGCCGGCTGGCAACGGTGGTCAGATTATGAAGCAACCTACGAGTCCTGGGGCAAGTTGGTAAATCTAACAGCAATTACCATCATGGGCGGCGAACCTTTTTTGAATCCTACTTTGAAAGATTGGATTGAAGGGCTCAATCGTATTTTTGGAATCGAAGTACAAGTGCTTACCAATGGCACACGATTCCGTCAAAATAAAGATCTCTACCAAAGTCTGTTATATCGTTCGCCCCGGAACGGGGTTTCAAATCATATTGGGATTAGCCTACACAATGTTAAAGATTTTGAAGACTACATGAAACAAGATATTTTAGACTTTCTTGAAGGGCCCGTGACAATTTATGGAAAAGATGATCCAATGAATAAGTGGGAGTCTGACTGGCTTTTTCAAGATAAAAACGGTGTTATTGTTACTGTGTATATCAGCAATAATTTTGGCAACGCATCCGTAAATCAAAATCAATACAACCGTTTTGTACTACACAACAATGATGTTGAACGAGCTCATGACAATTGTGCTTTTGCCAAATGGAAAAGTTATCACTTTATTCGTGGAAAATTATACAAATGTGGGCCAGTGGCGCTCATGCCCGAGTTTGACCAACAACACAACTTTGACATCAGCGACGATGACCGTCAACTGTTAAACTCCTATCAGGCACTGTCAGTGGATAATTTTGAAAATTATCACTCTGAATTTTTTACTAATCTTGATAAACCCATTGCACAATGCAAATTTTGCCCTACTCAATATGATGCAGAGATCATTTACCCGTTGAGAAAAGGGCTTTGACACAAGTGCCAGATGGTTATCTAAAGCAATCGACTCAATAATTTAAATAAATAACTAGGAACGGAGTTCCTACATGGCCATTGAAGTTGAAACCAGTCTTAACACACTAAAACAAAATCTCATTGAATATGTGCGCCTACAGTTAGGCTCGCAGATCATTGACCTTGAGCTGGATGCGGAACACTACGAATCCGCGTACCAACGCACTCTGGGCGTGTATCGTCAGCGAGCACAGAATGCCTACGAAGAAAGCTACAGTTACTTGGAACTGGTAGATGGTGTGGCCATCTACGATTTGCCACAGGAAGTTATTCAAGTCAAACAAATCTTTCGAAGAACATTTGGAAATTCTCAAGGCCCGTTTGCATCAAACTTTGATCCATTTGCACAGGCTCAAATGAGCGTGTATCTCATGAACTTCAATGTGGCAGGCGGCCTGGCCACATACGACTTTTACAGCCAATATGTGGAACTGGCTGCTAGAATGTTTGGCGGCTACATGAACTTCACATGGAACCCAGTTACTAAAAAACTGCAACTGATTCGCGATCCCAACGGATCTGGCGAAAATGTACTGTTGTGGACCTATAACCTCAAGCCAGAATTCAATCTGTTGCGCGACTTCCAAATATCACAATGGATTCGTGACTACATGGTGGCCAACTGTAAAATGATCATTGGTGAAGCTAGAGAAAAGTTTGCGCAGATAGCAGGACCCGGCGGTGGCAGCTCACTAAACGGTGCTGCAATGAAATCAGAAGCGCAGACACAAATGGACAACTTATTGGTGGATCTCAAGAACTATGTGGATGGCAGTGAACCACTCAGTTGGGTAATTGGCTAATTGGATAGATTTTTTTAGTTGACAAAATCCATTTTTAGCGTTATAATTTAAAAATGGATTGTATGATTGACATTGAAGGGCTTGCAACAGGCCCAGAAACTACTATTTTAACTATAGCTTGCCAGACCTTTGACCCGCTAGGCAATGGATGGTATGAGCACAAATATTACACTCGGGTGACTTTAGAAAGCCAACCCAATCGTAGTATTGATCAGGGAACCATTGAGTGGTGGGCCACTCAACCTGCAGCCGCACGAGACGAAGCATTTAGCGAAGAAAATCGAATTCCGCTAGACCAGGCACTAACAGAACTACACAAACTTTGCTGGAAATGTAATCGTGTCTGGATGAATGGTCCAACGTATGATGCAAATATTTTAGAACATGCATACAAAAGCTACAACATGGGGTTGCCTTGGCAATTTTATAAAATTAGAGACACTAGGACCGTTTACAGCCTGTGGCCCGAGCTGCCCAAACCGCCCACAAGCCACCATGCTTTGGAAGATTGCCGTAGACAAATTGCCATGTTGCAGTCAACACTACAACATCTAAACGTGAAGGAACTGTCATGATTATTGGCGTATGCGGATTCATCGGGTCTGGCAAAGACACTGTTGCAGATTACCTGGTGAACTTTCACGAATTTCGAAGAGAGAGCTTTGCCAACAGCCTAAAAGATGCGGTGGCAAGTGTATTCGGGTGGGACAGAATCATGCTGGAAGGACGCACTAAACAAGCTCGTGAATGGCGTGAACAGGTGGACCCATGGTGGGCCAACCGCTTGAATATGCCAGATCTTACTCCTCGGTTGATGCTGCAACTGTGGGGCACAGAAGTTTGCCGTAGAGGATTTCATGATGATATTTGGATTGCTGCTTTAGAAAATAAATTGCGACACAGCAAAGACCATATTGTTATCAGCGATTGCCGTTTTCCCAACGAAATCCAATCAATCAAAGCAGTTGGCGGCATTGTGGTGCGTGTGGTGCGCGGCCCCGAACCCGAGTGGCTAGAACATGCTAAAAATTACATGAGTGGCAACCAACACCCTGGGTGGGCACTGGGACAACAACATTTAGAAATGGCCAATGTTCATGCCAGCGAATATTCCTGGGTCAACGCCAAGTTTGACGCAGTGTTGGACAACAACAGCACCATTGATGACTTGTACAGTCAGGTCAATGATCTGGCGCTAAGTCACCTGGTGTCCAAGGTAAATCAGACTTTTTGATTTCAACTGTGCAGTTTAAACATATGGTTTTTAGATTGGTTGCATTGGTATTGTGCAAATTACTGTCGGCATGATAAACCAACAACTGAGCGGAATATTTTGATTTAAAACCGCAACGGTCACAGGTGGGTTTTTTCTTGTAACCAGCCGATTGCCATCGAGCCACCGGCGGCTTGATGCGCCGTTTTTTCTTAATGCACTGATCGCATCGCGATCTATAGTGTGCCATACTATCTCGATAGTAGTTAACAGCACACAGTCTCTGATTACAAGCGGTACATATTGGTCTTTCCATGATATATTTATCACAAAACCTTTTCTAAAGGACAACATCGCCAAGGTTTTTCTGCGCATGCGCTAAATATTAGCAACTAGGAAAAGGACCATACCATGGCATTAACATCACCAGGCGTAGAAGTAACGATCATTGACGAGAGTCAATACATCCCGTCGGCTACCAATTCAGTACCGTACATTTTATTGGCCACTGCCCAGAACAAGGCCAGTGCAGCCGGAGTAGGCGTAGCACCAGGAACATTGGCAGCCAATGCCAATAGAATATATTTAATTACAAGTCAGGGTGATTTGGCCGCCACATTTGGCAATCCATTCTTCTACAAAACAACTGCTGGTACACCAATCAATGGTTACGAGCTGAATGAATACGGACTGTTGGCTGCTTACTCTGCATTGGGTGCAAGTAATCGTGTGTATGTTCAGCGTGTTGACATTGACTTGACTGAACTGACAGCATCATTGAGCCGCCCAACTGGATCGCCAAACAACGGCGCCTATTGGTTGGATACCACCAACTCACAGTGGGGTATTTTTCAATGGAACGAAACCACTGCTGCGTTTACTGTACAGACTCCATTGGTGATCACAAGTACAACACAATTGGAAACTGCCAGCACAGTTCCGTTACAAACAGTTGGCAGCATTGGTGATTATGCCATCACTGCTGCCACTGCTGCTACCACATTCAATCCTGGCTATTTCAAACGTGGTGGTCCAACATCTGCACAGACAACCGCTGTAGAACTGTCAGACCTGTACAACACCTGGGTGTTGATTGGCAGTGACGAATGGAAAACTTCGTGGCCCACAGTGGCTGGCACATTGGCTCCAACATCGTTGACCGCTGCCAATACATTCACAGTGAATGACACTTTGATCACTGTTCCGGCCAGTCCCAACAACACAGTAACCGGTATTGCAACAGCAATCAACAGTGCAAATATCACAGGTGTATAC